AAGCGGGAATTTCTGCAAGCTAAGGCAGAGGGCAGACTGGTTTAAGGAGAGTCACAATGTCTGTCAATCGAGTAGCAGGTTATCCCGATCTTTCCAGTTCGGGAGCAAGCGTTTACACCCCGGCAATTTACGCGATGGAACTGCTCGAAAAATTCTATTTGAGCGCAGTTCTGCCGTCCATCTCCAACAGCCGCTATGAGGGTAGCGTCAGCAAACAGGGCGATAAGGTAATTATCCGTACTCGCCCCGATGTGACTATCTTCGATTACGTCAAAGGGATGTCACTGCGTGAACACCGTCAGACTCCCGAATCCTCGACCGTCGAACTGTTGATCGACAAGGCGAAAGCCTACGCCCTCAACATTGACGACATCGATAAGATCCAGAACGACATCGATGCAATGGCTGCCTGGGCTGAAGACGGCGGCAAACAGCTTGCCATTTCCATCGACCGCTCCATCTTGAACGCTATTGACGCCGACGCTGCCGCTGCGAATACCGGCGCGACTGCCGGCGCAATCTCTTCGTCCTACAACATGGGCGTTACCGGAACTCCTGTCGTCATCACCAAAGCCAACGCTCTTGACGTGATTCAGGATATGTGCTCCGTCATCTCCGAACAGAACTGCCCCGACACCGACCGCTGGCTGGTCCTTCCGGAGTGGTGGTTCAACCTGCTCAACAAAGGCGACCTGAGAAGGGCTGATGTAACCGGCGACCAGACCAACAAGGTCATTCGCAACGGCTACAAAGGTCAGATTTCCAACTTCGACCTTTACGCCTCCAACAACTACGCCGGGGTTACTGACGGTGCCATGACCTGCTGGAACGTGGTCTTTGGTCACAAGTCGGCTTTGACCTTCGCTTCCCAACTCATCAAAAACCGCACCTTCCCTGATCCCGATTCCTTCGCCACCATCATGGACGGCCTCCAGGTCTACGGTTATGAAGTCGTCAAGCCGACCTCCCTGGGCGTCTGCTACGCCGTTAAAGGTTAATCTCTTTCCCCCCTCGCTTTCATAGGAGGGGGCAACTTTTACAGGAGACATAGTTATGGCAGCTTATCCTTTTCTCAGGCAAATCAGCCGTTCATGATCGAGAAGACGTTTGATCTCGACACTCTTCTTTCCGCAAAGATTGCCAATGCCGACATCATCAACCTCTTCACCCTGCCGGCGAATCACGTCATTCTCGCAACCAGAATCAAGATTATGGTTGCCAACGTCGGTGCTGGCGGGACTTCTACCCTGAAGCTCCGTTTCGGGACCACCGACATTGGCGCGACTGCCGACATGCTGACCGTCAATACCGTAGCAACTGGTGGCGCAGCTACCACCAATCTGCCGCTCAACGTCGGGACTTCCGATGTTCTGGTCAATCTCGTCGCGGCTGTCGGTTCCGGCACGACCACCACGAATCCCACCGTCCTGGTGAAAATGCTCGTTTGCGACATGAGCTAAGGGGGAGAGCATGGGACAGATATTTGAAACCATGACGTTGCAGGGCGACGGTACTACCGCCCACAACGTCCTCCAACTCGACGTTCGGGATGATGCCCTGCTTGTGGAGGGTACTACCATTCCGACAAACGGGACTGCCGGCTACGCCGTTGGGTGCAAGTTCATCAAAACCAACGCAAGTACCGGACAGTGTGCCGAATGGCGGAATCAAGGAACCGCCAACGCCTGTCAGTTCCGTCCGGTAGGCCCGGTGCTTGGGTACGGGGTCCACAACGTTCTCAGTCATGTCGCTTCTGCTGGTGGTGATGCGGCTGAGTCAATCGCTATGCCTGAATTTTTCTGGCCGGGTGATCTTACCTTCACTGAGCACAAGACCGCAGGGGCGTCTCCTGTGACAATCTGCGCTCAACTTCTGACTAACGCGACTCTTGCGATTACCGAAAGCGCCGATCCTTCTACCGACCATGTGTACAACGTGGCAACTCTGCGAAACGGGATCTCTCCGAATTGGGACATCGTGGCGGCTGGAACCCACACGACTGCCGGGGGCGCGGCTGCTGAAGACATCACGATTGCCGGGGTGGTAGCGACAGACCTCGCATTTGCGACTTATTCAGCGACAAACGACACTGATGCAATTCGCGCCGTGGCTGCTGGTGCCGGCAAGATCACCGTTACCATGTCGGCAGATCCTTCGACGGTTCACGGACTCCATTACGTAGTCTTCAGGCCGCGTGGCAGTTTCAAACCGACTCACTACATCGTTGCAGCCGGGACACATACGACTGTTGGTGGGGCCGCTGCGGAAGCAATCACCATTTCGGGAGCGTTGGTAACTGACATTCCGATTGTCCACTACCACACCACCAACGACACCGACACGATCAAGTCGGCAGTAGTCACCGCCAATACCCTGACTGTGACGATGACTGCCGATCCATCCACGGCTCATAAGCTGAATTACATGCTTTTGAGAGCCTACTAAGTTTGACTGTTGAAAGACGGGGAGAAAGCAATTTCTCCCCTGATTTGAGCAACCAAACAAAAGGAGATTCCCGATGAGCAAGATATTTGACGCAATCCAATTAGGCGGCGTTCCTGACCTCAAGGGTGGACAACGCATCACCACGTTACTGTATGACAACCTGGGGGACATCCTGTGGGCAACCGGCACGACTGTCCCGACTAACGCAGGAGTTGGTTTTGCCAAAGGTTGTCTGTTCATCGATACGAACGTTACAACCGGGACAACCGGCCTTTACTGTAACAAGGGAACTCGTCTGTCCTGCGAGTTTACCGCTATCACTCAGGCGTAATTGAAATCTAAGGAGGCAGCAATGAAAATCGATCTTCAAAACCCACCGAAGTACCTGAAACAGACCACGACCGGGCGTGTCTATCCCTTTTCACCGTTTAAAGCGAATCGTGACGACATGGAGCCGCACGAGATGCCAGCAGAAGAAGCTATTGCTCCTGTGGCTGCGGAAAAAGCAAAAGACATAGTAGTGCCGCCACAAGAAACGAAAGTGCCATCTGACGAGGCAATCAAGCGCCTGGACATCATCAAGGCTGCAATCGCACAGATTCCCGTCGAGTCTTACGGCAAGTCTATCGGCAACAAGCCCGCCCTGCCGAAAGTCAAGGATGTTTCCGACCTGGCCGGCTTCAAAGTATCTGCTGCTGAAATTCTGGACATCATCAAGGGGTAACGCATGAAACGCGGCACTTTACCGATCATCGCAGCTTTTGGGATTATCGCCTGTGTTGAAATTCTGCCTCACGTATGGGCGGGAGTCGCACTGCCGGCGAAGACTGATGCCAACAAGATCCAGGGGAAACGGGTCGAAGCTCCGACTGCTGGCGATGACGGGAGTGCTTTGGTCTACATTAATGCGTCAAGTGCCTACAAACATCGGCCTAATGCGGCGGCAAGTGTTGCGGGGAAACTCGATGAAGCGACCTTCGCGGCGTATACCTCGCAAGGCAGGCTCCTGACGTCGATATTTGCCGCATATACTTCGATTGAACGCGCTGGCGGAGCTGGAACATGGGGAAGCATTACCGGAACGCTGAGTGACCAGACGGACTTGAATGAGGCGCTTGGGAACAAGGTCGATGCTTCAGTCTTTAACGCCTATACCTCTATCGACAGGTCCGGTGTCTCTGCTGAAACCTTCACGAATTACACAAGTCAGGATCGGGTGACGGTAACGACTTTCTCCCAATATACCGCCGCAAACAGGTCATGGGGTACGATTGGCGGGACGTTAAGTGACCAGACCGATCTTCAGAACGCGCTCGATGCGAAACAGGCGACCGTGACCGGGGGAGCAACGACTATCACCGGGAGTGACCTCACCGCAAGTCGGGCGCTTGTCTCGAACACGTCAGGGAAAGTTGCTGCGTCTTCCGTGACCTCGACTGAATTGAGCTATCTTAGCGGGGTAACGTCTTCAGTCCAGACACAGCTTACTGGAAAGATAGGCACGTCGGCTTCTTTTGCCGGGGATGTCTCAGGAACGTACAACGCTATTGTGGTAGGAGATGACACGCACAACCACACGTCTTCGACAATCCCTTCCAACTCGTTTACTGCGGCTGGTCTAGTGACTTCAGGGGCTGGGAACGCCTCTAAAGTATGGAAGACCGACGCTTCTGGAAATCCGGCATGGCGGGATGATGCGACTGGTTCTAGCCCGACTTTTGACACGGTAGGCGGGGGAACTAATACCTCGTCAACGATGACTTTGGGTTCTGGCGGGACGCTGACTTACTCAGGGACAGGCACAGTCAACGCCAGCAAGTATAAAGGTGAAGGGACTCCAACTGCGGTTCAGTTCGGGTATCTCTCGGCGCTGAGTTCCGCAATACTGACATCAGGCCATTTGGTTAATGACCTGACGACTGGCGGGACTGACAAAGCATTGACTGCGGAACAGGGTAAAACGCTTCAAACCAATAAGCTGGATTCTTCCACCGCCGCCTCCACCTACAAGACCATCACCGCCTTCAACTCCTACTCCGCCGCCCAACACGCCAAGCGTATCGCGCATAACTCAGCCGACGATCACCCCCAATACCATACCGATGCGCGGGGGGATGCGCGGTATCCGTTGAAAGCACAACAGCCGACCACTTACATCGGCACGAGTAATATTAAACTCCGCACTACCTCCGCGTGGTTTAGCAATATATCCTCCGCTACTGGCAACGTTGGAACCGGGCTTCTTGCCACCACATCAAAGGTTTATAAGTCTCCCAGTGTTGGCAACCTTTACACCGAAATGACCTTGACGGGACTGACAGGCAACGCCTTTACCTCCGCTGTGCAGTATGTTCGTACCTGGATAAACCCGAACACTGGCACCATGTTTGTCATGCCATTTGGTAACGCATCTGCAATGGACAGCGGAGAGTGTGGGTTGTGGCGCAGCACTAATGGCGCATCATTCTCTAGGGTATTGTCTCCCGTGACAACTCCTTCAGTTTCCACCGTGCAGGGCGTCTTGCAAATAGACTACGACAGCAGCGGCAACCTTTACGCCACCCGCTACTCCAAAGTGGATGGGAACAATAATACCGGCATATTTAAGTCCACCGACGATGGTGCGACATGGACGGACCTAACGGCTGCGGCATATGCCGGTGTTACGAACCAGCGCAATCATACTCATGGCATTTCCATAGATCGGACACAGACCCCCAACGTGATTTATGTCAACGTTGCCGAACGTCAAGGCGTACCACTCTCAAACGGTGAAATAGCGGCAGTTAAATCAAATGACGGCGGCACAACCTGGACGGCAGCCTACACCACCAACACGACCACATATCCAAGAGACGCGGTATTGACTGCTCTGGTGGGAGTATACGCCGGAGATGGGTATAGATTGTACAGCGGGGAATGGCCAACTGCGGGGAATGGTGGCACACCGGCAACCGGAGGGATGCGGCGTATCCTTCGCACTGCCGATGATAGCACTTTTACCGTTGTACATGAGGAACAGCTAGGCAATGGCAATCCTTGGGATTACACATGGTCGTTTGTTCGTAGCGGGAATGGCAATATCTATGCCCCGTTCTCTCCAACTGGAACTTTATTGGCATCTTCCGACAACGGAGTAACGTGGCAGAAATTGCACAGCCCCGCCGATATAACTTCGACCCATGCCGGGAACCTTGTCAGTATGTCGAATTTCTACGATAGCAAGGCGGTTCTTTCCTACAAGGCGAACAACGCTTCTACTGCCTTTGACAATGGCATCCTGATAACAGAAAGCACTTCTGCAAAGTTTGGGTTCAGCGGTATCGCTTCCGACAAGATTAGCCAAGGCAACGACCACAACCACACGAACGGCGGGGGGGCGGCTATTCCCATTACCGGATTGTCCCTTACCGGCACCTGCAATAACACCACCTATGTTAGAGGGGATGGGGCTTGTGAGACTCCTGCCGGTTCATCGAGTATTACCGCAACCGATACCCAGGTTGTTTTTATGGACGGGACTGCTGCAACCGGCGCGGCGGGATTTATCTACGACAAAACAAACAAGTATGTGGGTATCAACGCTACTTCTCCCGAAGGTCCGATTCATACCAAAACCGACACTAATGGCTATTGGGTGGAGGAAAAGTATTCCAGCCTCAACGCGGGAGCAGCCGCAGGAGTAATTTTTAGGCGCGCGAGAAATACCGCAGCCTCTCCGCAGGCGGTTCAGGCCAATGACATAACAACTCTTTTTGCTGGGATGGGATATGACGCAACCGCAACAGCCGGATTCCGGTATTTGGGGGCTGTGCGGATAGCTGCTGAAGCTGCACCAAATGGTGCTAGTGCTCATCCTGGTTACATCCAATTTATGACGGCAACCGGGGAGAGTTCTGCCGGTGCGTCAGATGGAGACGCTTCTTATTCCGAAAAAGCCCGTTTAACCTCTGCCGGAAATCTGCTGATTGGCAACACTAACGGCACATCCAAAATTACCGCCACCGGAGTAATCGAATCTACTACCGGGGGCTTCAAGCTGCCGGATGGGACGGTAATTGATGCCTCTGGCGATTTGGGAGGCACGCCAGCAGTTAAGGTTATTGCCCCCGCTGGCACTATTGCCACTGGTGACAACGCCGTTTTTCTGACCGACACAGGAGGCACAACTATAACTAGGCTTCCAGCTTACCCATCTATTGACGGGTTTTCTATCTATATTCGCAACAATAATGCTAACCCACAGACAATAGCACCCCTTAATGCTGGGCAGAAATTAAATGGGGTTGTAGACGCTTCTTATTCTATCCCAACGGGCAAGGGAGCCCATTTCAAATATTTGGCCGGAACATATGAAGGTTGGTATGTCATGGATGATGGCAATGCCGGCGCTTTAACCAGCATCAGTGTTGGCGACACCACCGCCGCAGTAAGCGACACCGGGACAGACGGGACTTTTCTGGTTTCCCCTGATGCGACTGCAACACTTAAGTGCATCGCAGGTAAGTGCAAGGTTGGGGATACAGGTAACAACCCTACATTGCCATTTGAGGTCTATGGTTCAGGGACGCAGGGCCGGTTTACCCGAACCAGTGTAGGAACCGGGCAGAACGGAGTAGCCGACTTTATCCACTCCAACACAAGCACAGATGCTGGTGATACATTCGGCTCGTCTATTACATTTGGGTTTACGGATTCAGGCGCAACAGCATCATTGATTGCCGACATCGGCGCAGTTAGAGATGGTGCCGACACATCAGGTGCAATAGTTTTGATGCCCCGCGTTTCGGGAACACGTACTGAAAAATTTCGCGTGTCATCTGCTGGTGCCGTTACTATTCAAAACGGTGGCGCAGCCAACAAAGTAATCTGCTGGAAGTCAGACGGGAAAACGCTTGGCTATTGTTCCTCTGCCGTCGATTCTGGCGGGGGATGTACTTGTAACTGATATGCACGAACGCACCCAACCCTGCCTAACCAACTGGTGCGGCTATCACCACCAGGGGCGCTGCACCAACTGCGCGGAGTATTTTGACGATTGCGAGATGAAAAGCGGCGGTAACGAACTTCAAACACTGTGAGGATTTATGAAAAAGACCAAGCCGAAACCGAAGCCAGCGCCGAAACCTAAACCGAAAACATACTACGCCTGAAGGAGCCGCCTATGCCACCACACGCTGAACACGTTTGCCAAGAGCACAGCGGCATCCTGATGTGGATGAAAATTAATGCCGTCCTCGGCACTGTTGCTGTCACTCTTCTCGGCTATTCCTCGTTCATCCAAGTGCCGAATTTGCGCTACGACATAGCCAAGGAGCAGGCGCAGATGCAGGACAATTTGAACCGGGATATTCAGGCGATTAAAGATCGTATATCGCGTTTAGAAGCGCAACTGAGATAGGAGCACACTATGTGTCTTAACCCCTGTGACCATCACCGCCGTTACGGCTGCTGCCTCCGCGACTGTCCCAACTGGCTACCCTCAAAATGAAAGCCGTCCCTCTCGCCATAGCGGAAGCTGTCAACCTCTGCCACATAGCGCGGGATTGGGCATATGGGCCGGGAGAGCATCAGGTCATAGACCGGTGTGAAGTGTTGTTGCAGATGGCGGTTGATGAACTATTGGAGATGAAACGTGACGCTAAAAATGTTCCACTGCGAACACCATGACTATGACAGGTGGGTACATTGCGGCTGGAAGGAGTGCGAACAGCATGACCAGAATCGAGACGCTGGAACCGAAATTTGCGGAAAAAATAAAGTCGCTGATACAAGCAACGGAGATGGCGACGCAACTTAAATGGATCATCACTTCTGGCCGGCGCACGATGGCGGAACAACTCAAGCTGTACGATCAGGGGAGAACGGCACCGGGCAAGGTAGTGACGAATGCGCGTCCCGGTTCATCGGCTCATAACTTTGGACTTGCCGCCGACCTTGCCCCAATGCGAAGGGATGGGCGTATCTGGTGGGAAGCTCCTAAGTCGGTATGGCAGAAGATGGCGGATATTGCGCGGGAGATGGGGCTGGTGTCGGGTTTTTACTTCAAGACCATTTACGATGCGCCTCATGTCGAGGATGCCGGATGGAAAACGGTACAGGCGAAGTGGAAGGATGGGGAGATGCATGTAGCATGACCTACTGCCCACTTCACAGGCGTAACGGAGCGCATGGTATGGAGCCGTGTTGCAGATATTGCCGAAACAGGGAGGAATGATGTCATGCTTCAGTTGTCGTATGAACAGATCAAGAGTATGTGGCGGATCGTCCGGACTGTGTGGCAAGGCGTGTCCTGGTTACGTGCCAGAAAAGGAGGGGGGAGATGAAAGTAGCCTTTCGTAAAAAGTGCCACACGATCTATGCAAAGATTATCTGCTTTTGGACATTTGGCAAGTATTCCCATTCGGAACTTGTCTTCTCGGATGGCAAGAGTTTTTCCGCTGACGAGTCCGACGGCGGGACCCGCTGGAAAGATTCCATCATGAGTCCTGACGAGTGGGACTTCATCGATATTCCTTGTAACAAAACTCAGGAAAAGGAAATCCGCAAGTTCTGCGAGGGGGAAGATGGCCTGAAATACGACATGATCGGCATCGGCTTTTCCTTTCTCCCTATTCCTATTGGCTGGCAGTCGGCTGAGAAATGGTTTTGCTCTGAGTTATGCGCGGCGGCGTTGCAACAGATCGGCTACCTGGTCGGTTACACTCCTTCGAGGATCAGCCCGAACAAGCTCTATTCCCTGTTGAAAAGTGAGCGGCGGCTTCGCATCAAGTCGTTGCCGTTATCGTGAGGACAGGAATGGCATGTTTTAGTTTCTGGCGAAAACCTATAATAGCGGCGGGGCTTATTTTACTTTCCGGCTGCGTCGGATTGGGTAGCCGCAAATCCTCTATTGAATATTCCGATGGGCGGTGGGTGAAAGTCCTTTGCCAGAGCGACGGGCGCTGCGTGGTTAAGCCGGACGGTACTGTTGAGGTAGACAACCGGGGGCCACTTGGTCAGGTGTGGGCGGCTGGTACGGCTTCAATAGGGAAAATATACGACAAAGTGGTAAAGGAAGAGGCGGTGGTGAAATGAGATGCGCGATAACTGCAATATTTCTATTGGTAGCTACCTGTGCATACGCCGAATGGGAAGGCTTTGGATATAGAGGCGAGAGTGCGTGCGATTATGTAAAGGTGACAAAGGTGCTAAACAAGGGCGATGAATCGTGTGCTCATGATTGGGTTGCCGAACCGTTAGGGGCTGGTTTTCACGCTATCCCTGCCGTGTATTGTGAGTGCGGTTGCGGAGATGGTGGAATCAACAAGATTTGCCGTAAGTGCCTACGCAAAATCAATGAAAGCTTAGAGGGCAGTGCTAAACGGCGGTCAGAATCCGAATACAGCAAGCTAAACCGGCTGATTGGAGACAAAAAATGAGAAAGCCCGACAAACTCAAAACGAAAGTAGCGTCATCCATCTCCGGCGCTACGGGCATGGCAGCTATCCCGGTAGGCATGGGCATGATGGATTGGCGTGTCATTGCAGGAAGCGCGGCAGCGGGAGCAGTGGCCGGGTGGTTTGGTGTCGATCTGGCGAAAAAGGTTAAGGGGATGAGGAAACCATGAACGAATCATTCAGATACGACAAGGGACTGGGAGATGCTGCGATTTACATGAGGCTCCTGAATAGTACAGGCGAGTTCTACGACTTCCTGGCTACGTCATTTGTCTCTGTTGAAACTGCCAACTGCCAACTCTTGATGACGGAGTTTCCTGACAGTTCAACGGAACAGTCCTGGTACTATGTGACCTTCGATTCTCCTGCCGGGGGGCCGTTTGCTATCGAGATTGTCCTTGTCTCGACTGGTGAAGTCATCGGTTACGATACGGTTTTCTCTTCGACTGAAGCAAGCGAAGCCGGGGAAACGTCTATCGGGGATCTGCTGGACATCGTTATCGGAAGATTTGCGAAAATCAACAAGCCGCCGATGATTGACTTCCTCACTGCGGCCAACATGACGATGGACATCATCTACCGCAGACTGATGACGAAGAAATCGGAACTCATTTTGGGGTCTTTCTCTCAGGCAGTCTTAGCGAATGCGTCAACCGTGACCCTGCCGACTGATTTCCAGGGGTTTTTCGAGCGTCCCTATATCTCAGGGTCAACTTGGCATCTCGACCCGTTACCTGGCGGATATCGCGCTTCCTTGACGACTGCCGGCAGACCTCAGTTTTACGAACTGAGGGGAACGACGATGACCCTCTTTCCGACGACAAGTGCTGCAATAACCATCGTCGGTCAGTATTACAAGAAGCCGGTCAAGTTTACCGCGTTGACCAACGTCATTCCCTACAACGGTATTATTGATAACGTCCTTCAGGAAGGCATCATCGCAGTCGGTATGACCGGGATGGGCGCGTTACTCGATGCTCAGTTTCAGGCAATAATGAGCAAGATGATTGACGAAATCCTTGCCTTCCGATCTCCGAGAACGGTCAGGTTCCACTACACCTATGAGAACAGCCAACGTATGCGGGGCGCACACCCTGACTACTTCAACGTATGAGGTAACTAATGGCGACGATTACCGCAGAATCAGTGATGAACAAGGCGCGAAAGATCCTCAACGATGCGGGGTCTGTCAGGTGGGACAACGCTGACTTGTTAGGTTGGCTCAACTCAGGTCAGAAGGAAATAGTCCTGTACAAGCCGAACGCGAATACCGAGACTGCCGTAATAACTTTGGTCGAGGGAAGCGTTCAGGCTGTCACCGGTCTTCAGTTCATCAGGATCATCAGTAACGTCGCGTCAAACGGGACGACAGCAACCAGTGTTCCAAGCCCGGTTGAACAGTCAGTGTTGGATGGACTCTACCCGAATTGGATGGCGGCGACCCCGAACACGACTCCGAAATATTACTGCTTTGATAGAAAACTGCTCAAGACGTTCTTTGTCTATCCGCCGCAACCTTCGCCTCCCGGTAAGGTCAGAGTCCTTCAGTCGGTTGCCCCTACGGTGATTCTCATCGGGAACATTTCTTCTGGAACGATTCTCGATGACATCTACGAAACACCGTTGATCGATTACATCGTCTACAGAGCCTTGTCTGAAGATACCGAAGTTCTTGACGCTGCCAAGAGTGACGCGTTTTTCCAGAAGTTTGTCGCGGCAATGGGCGGGAAGGCTCAAGCCGAAACCATTGGAGAGATGAATGCGAATTAGGCTAAAGCCTTTTGGCGGGATCATTCCGAAAGCCGACCCTCACTACCTCCCTGACTCAGCGGCAGTGACGGCGCAGAACTGCAAGTTCACGTCGGGTTCTCTGGAAGCGTGGAAGAATCCCCTGACGGTGAATACGCCTTCGAAAGTCGGGACGAAGACCAGCATCTATCTCTATGAAGGCCAATACTGGCTGCATTGGGTGGATCTGGATGTAAACGTTGCCAAAAGCCCCACGACCACCGACGCATTCAAAAGGATCTACTGGACTGGCGATGGCGCTCCAAAGATGTCAGTCTTGGATGCGATAGTGACCGGAGGGACGGCCTACCCGAATAACTCCTATCTTTTGGGTGTCCCGGCTCCTGCGATGGCCCCGACTGTGACTGTGACCGGGAGTATCACCGACCCTGACCCGACACTTGTAGAGTCTAGGGCTTACGTTTATCGGTACGTCTCGGCCTATGGTGAAGCTGGTCCTCCGTCGTCTGCTTCCGTGACGGTTGACGTTGCTCCCGGTCAGAGCGTCGAAATTACCAACATGAGCGTAGCCCCGGTTGGAAACTACAATATAGCGACGAAGGAAATCTTCCGCTCTAATACAGGAAGTTCCGATACGGCTTATCAACTGGCTGGTTCAGTCGCGGTGGCGACAACGACTTTCTCTGACACGGTAGACTCAGCAGACCTTGGAGAAGTCCTTGACAGTCTGTTGTGGGACGTTCCACCGACTGACTTGAAAGGGTTAATTGCTCTCCCGAACGGGTGTCTCGCCGGCTACTCAGGAAATGAACTCTGCTACTCTGTTGCCTATCAGCCTCATGCGTGGCCGTTGAATCAGAGATGGCCCGTCTCTGACGAGATCATGGGCATCGGGGCGTATGGGATGACGGTGCTCGTCACGACAGACGGCGCTCCCCGTATCGCCACCGGTCAAGACCCGACTGATGGACTTGAAAACGGCTATGCCTGCACCTTAAAACTCGGTGTTGTGGATATGGGCTACGCTGTCGCTTATCCTTCGACCGGAGGCTTGATGTCTGCCGG